CTTCCCATTGTGCGCCAGCGATTGAATAGAAGCGTCTATCCTGAAGGCACTGTAGGCGCTCATCACGGACTGAGGATTGAACACGATCGAACTCCGTCATCGCCTGTTGATGGATGTTCTGGAACCTTTGTTCTTTATTCAGTCGAGCCATTTACCACCTACTCACAGTTGCCAAAGGTTGCACATCGAAAGTCTTTGGAGGGACTGCTCGACGTATGGCCTCGCACGCATAACGTAGCGCATCTATAAGGTGATTATCACGATCCGCAAGGATTGGCAAGATTTGTCCTGTCAAGGGGTCAGTTTTATAACTATAGCACGTTAATTCGTCGATCGTGTGCTGGCAGCGAGGGTGGACAACGATGTCATATGACTTCAACCATTCGACGCCTTCCTCTACAGACTTAGGCCCTTTTACTGCAGCCATAATCTTTGGGAAGCCATGTTTACGCATATGGCTAATCGTTTCAGGTCTGGCGCTATCAGCAACGATGGGCCATTTCTCAGACTCCGGCACAGTGAAGAACAGGTCAGGCGTGTCCATAATCTCGCAGCCAACGCGATAGGCTTCATGATCGACATAGATTGTGCGGCCAACAACATGGCAGCGGATTAGAACAGTCGGGTCAGATGCAAAGCCCCAGTCAGCGCCGAAGCGATGCGTTGTGTCCTCTGGTGTTTCAAAGTCCTCTATCTTCCAGTTGCGGAATACACGGGCCTCGCTGTTTGATGCGTAGCTTCCCAGCCAAACGTGCTTGTATTTATCAGGGTCGCGCTCTCGATCGTATTCCATCTCCGCTTTAAGCACATCAGGGAACCAAGGATTGTCTCGATAGTTTACCTGTGCAACCACAGCATCAGGTGGTGGCGTTTCACCACGCAGCAACATATCGATCGGGTCACTGCTGTTCAGCGGGTTCCATGTAAACCACAGTTCGCTGTCTGGCTTACGGATTGTCGGACGCAATAGATCGAGCGAGCGTTGCGATAGTGTCTGAGCTTCTTCTACCCAAGCGCAGTCGTAACCTTCCAGCGACTTGATGGAGTCAGCGGTGTGGTTCTGCATCCCCTGGAAGATGATTAGGCCATCGCCATGCCGTGACTTAATCTGGGTTTCTTGAACCTCAAAGTAATCCTGCACACCAAGCTGCTCAATCTTTAGCTCCAGCAAACGCTTGACCGACTGCGACAGCGACTTCTGTATTTCACGAACGCAAACTGTTCTGCGCCGCTGATCCATAACGTGCGCTTCTATAACCATTTCCGCAAAGGCATGGCTCTTACCTGAACCACGCCCACCATGTGCGCCTTTATAGCGGCTAGGCTTTAGGAATGGCTTGAACCAGCGCGGTGTTTTAATCTTCAGCGTTGTCATCGATCACTTCGCGTTGGATGCGCTGAATCATGCTGCCAGTGATACTAAGCTTCGTCGGCTCGTTAAACCCATGCATTACGTTTAGCTCTTTAACGGCTGCTGTCATGCCTGTTGATGTCTTTGCATCCTGAGCAATCCGATACGCTTGTATCAACCCTTTGACAGACATTTCGCGTGTCCATAATTGCTTTTCGACCACCTGAGATTTTAATTCATCAACCCTTATAGCAACCTTAGGGTTTTTCATTAGGTTGGATGCTTGCACATAAATGCTGGCGTCAGAAGCAGTCTTAGCGTCATAAGCCATTCGATAAGCGTCTGCTTGCCCTAAGCCATCAGCGATGCCCTGAGCGAATGCTTCCTGCTTTGCGGTTAGCTTTACATCAGCCATCGAATGCCTCACCTGTCTCTGCGTGAATAGCCTTCTGTCCAGTGAAGTCCTGCCAACGTTTAACGATTACATCGACGTATTTTGGATCAAGCTCAATTCCATATCCAATCTTGCCTAACTTCTCAGCAGCAATAATTGTTGTGCCAGTTCCACAGAAGCAATCAACGACACCTCTGCTGCGATTCATAATATCACCAATCACAAATTCTGGCAAATGCACTGGAAACGTTGCACCATGTATTTTGGCAAATTCATTATTTCGTTGCGGAGGTGCGGAATAAACATTTGACCATTTCCCCTGCCATGATGCGTATGGGATGGAACGAGATGCATTTTCCTTCGATGAAAACAGAAAAATCCATTCATATCGAGATGACATTACTCCTGCCGCCATTTGTGGCGCAGCATGACCTTTGTCCCATGTAATTATGTCAATCATGTGAGATGAATGGTCAGCCATAAACTTCATCAATGGACGCTTCGATTTGGCAAGCGGCTGCAGATTAAATGCGACAACATCGCAATGCGACATCCCACACGAAAGAGCACCCTCAATCAAATCAATATATTCGCCTGCGGATGCATTATCCTCATATGTTGAATATGCAGAAGATGCATTTTTCATTGAAGAGTTGCCACTTAGCTTGATAGAATCACCAAGATTATATGGTGGTGAAGAAAATGTAATTACACCATCTTCAATATTAAGCTTATTCCAATCGTCAATGTTAGTCGCATCACCACACACAACGCGATGACGCCCAAGCACCCAAACGTCACCCAAAACAGTCTTAGGCGTTACAGGCGATTCAGGAACAGCGTCCTCGTCGGTCAGCCCTACAGTTGGTTCTGGCTCCAGCAATCCATCAAGGAACTTTTCATCAAAGCCCAACAGGTCTAGGTTAAAGTCCTCAAGGCTTAAGTCTTCAATCTCTGCCTTCAGCATATTCATATCCCACCCTGCGTTTAGGGCAAGCTGGTTGTCTGCTATCACTAAGGCGCGTTGCTGGGCTTTTGTCAGATGGTCAAGGATAATTGCTGGCACTTCTTCCATGCCAAGCTTTCTTGCTGCCAGTAGGCGTCCATGTCCTGCAATGATCGTGTTATCGTCATCTATCAGGATTGGGTTAGTCCAGCCGAACTCTTTTATGCTGGCTGCTATCTGGGCCACCTGTGCATCGCTGTGCGTGCGGCTGTTGGCGGCGTATGGAATTAAGTCTGCGACTAGGCGCGTTTCAATCTTCGGTGTCATCTCAGCTTCCAATAAGGTCTGGTGAAAACCTTCTAGAGCATCTTAGTCACTGTGTCCATATTCCAACTCAATAAGCTTTGACAGATAGTGCTGTGCCTTCATCAAATCCTCAATCCCGTTCTTGTCACGATAGCGTGCCAAGTACTTTATGCAGTTCCCTTGCAGAAATCCTGAGAAAGCTTCTGCCGACATCCACGCCTCCATTGCTTGCCAGGGCTGAACGCTCTTGGATGCGTAATGATCTCCGCCTACTTGATGTGAATTAATATCCTGCATCAATATCATCCTCCTCGTCGTAACCAAACGGATCATAGCCCTTTAGCATTGCATCAACTGCAACCATGATAGGCCCAGTGATACGCACCTTGCCAGCTTCCATCTTGCGAATGGTTGTGCCGCCATTGTCAGGCGATAGGCGGAGAGCGTCCGCCATCTCGTTTACGCTGTAGCCCATGTAGGCTCTGGCTAGTTTAAGCTTTGCTGGCGTCATGCTTCTTCCATCTCTGCTGCCGCTGCCATCTTCTGCAGTGAGTGAACAATGGTGCTGTGATCGCGGTTCATAATTCTTCCAATCTCTGTGGTTGAATAGCCTTTGCCTCTCATCCACACAACGCATTTGCGCCTTACTTCTACCAGTTTTTTAAGTTTGCTTTTGCCTAAAATGTCTTCGGCTGTGTAACCGTATAATTCTGCAATGGCATCAATCTCTGCTAAATTACGTTCTCTTGGCGTCATGAGGCTTCCTTGTGGAAAATTCCGTCAATCATTTTGCCCTTGCGGTCTTTGATTTCCTGCCATGCGCCATCGATGCAATCTTCAATCTGCATACCGTTCTGTGCAGCCATGATAGTTAGCACGACAACCATATCTCCAATGGCGTCCGCAAACTCTATGTCGTTCTTTTTAGCGATAGCGTTAGCTAGTTCCCCAGCTTCCTCAATCAGCTTTACGAATTGGCTTTTTAGGTCACTGCCTTTGATTAGGTTGCGATCTTCAGCCCAGCCACGAATTAAATCTGCATACAGCATTAGATTGTGTCCTTTTTAACAAAGCGGCCTGTCTTGGAATCACGCAGTGAAGCGTTGCGTTTCAAGGATAGCAATTCGGCTGCATCGTGCATCCACATGGCTTGCCAAAATTGGCGGTCTCTATGCGTCATCCATAGGACAAACAGTGTTATGGCTTCCAGAGCCAGCAGTGCAATGATTGCGATTTCATATTGGTTCATTTTCAGTCTCCATATTGGCGGGGAAAATTCCCTTGCTGAAATTTATGCGTAAACTTGGTGATTTTATATGTAAAGCACTTTTTTCAATTAAATATCATGGGCAAATAAAAAGGCCGGACACCTTGCAGCGCAGTCCAGCCTTTTTTTATATTATACTGGACGCGTTGCACCGCAGTCCAGCCTCAAGAGCGTCACAAAGCTTGGCAGCGAAGTAACAAATAATTTGTAAATCAAAGCAAAATTAATAGCAACCATTTTTCTCAATTTTTCTGCCGTTTTGCGTGCGCTATGGCTTCAAGCGCCCAGGCTTCCGGCGCTCCTACATAGCGTCCTTTGGCCCAGTGCTTTCGTATGTCATCCATCGATAGCTTTCCAGCTTGGAATCGGATCAGATCACACATTAGGTCTGTGGCTGCGCTCTTAGTCACCTGACTATATATTCCCCATCCACAATGCGAAGGTAGCCACGATCTTCAGCAATCCGCAACCAACGCTCTGGCTTGTCTGCTAGATCGACAGGCTCACGGCATCGCAGCGACATAATAAATTCCTCGAACCTTGCTTGCGTGTTATTCAAACAGATTCGAAGCGCCTTGTCCTTTTTGGTTGTTCGCGGCGTGTAGCTATCCAATATCTGCAAGCATTGGCGCGGCGTTGGGAACCAATCAAGCTCTTTGCATACGCGCTCAGTCATGTAGCTAAGGGCTTCTTTCGTGTAGCCGCCAAGAATCCTAGCATAGACTGCCGTCCGCATCTGTCCGCTTTGCTCGTCGGTGTTCTTGCTTGGCAGGGTTGCCTCGATAAACTGAAGCTGCTTGGCAAGCTCTTTGGTTTCGACTGGGATGTTCTCGACAGGCATCGCTAAGGCAATCGATCGCAACTCATCGCATTCTGCTATCGAAAGCTCAGAACGGCTCATCAGTTCGTCCATCCGCGACGTATCGAAGTGCTGCGGCAAAGCCGTTTTGGTTTCCACGTTGACCAGTTGTCCGATTTGCTGCGCCATTTTTAAATTTCCTGCTGTTTAAAACCCAAGTAGACCAAGCGTCTTGCCAATTTTTAAATTTATTGCCTCGTGATCGATGGTAGGCAACAAACGCTTCAAAGGTTGTAACGTATATTCCTGGAGGCCAGCTATCAACAATATCGCGGCTTGCACTACCAACCTTAAAACTCACTGGCTGCCAATCATCTGGCATCTCATGTGCGCTTATATTTTTAATTGGTTTACTATCTGTGTTTATATTTGGTATTGGTTCGCCATTCTGGGCAATTTGATTTGCCTTTTTGGGCAAATGGATTTGCTCATTTAGGCAAGTCGGAGAATACCATTTTGTGCGGTCATAAGAGGCCTTGTTAAAATGCCCGCTTATAATCAATCCACTAGCTTCAAGCTTGTCCAATGCAGTCCGTATTTGCTTGCCAGTTAAGTATGGAAACAACTCGGCAAATGCCGACACGCTATTATATGTCCACCAGCAGCCATCGTAAAAATGCCTATTATTGGCAGCATTTTTTTGCGCCCAATGCAGAAGGTTGTGATAAATCACAGCAGCGTTGCATCCTACTTGCGCGGCAATGTCCGGATCAAATTGATGGCCACTCATGACATAAAGCCTTCAACTGGCTCGGCAGGAAGACGCTTAAAATCTCCGCACCAATCTTCAGGATCGACCTTAGGCCAAACGGCACGCCCTGTTTCAAAATCTCTATATGGAGAACGTTTTCTACACACCCAGTCGTAAAAACGACAGTTTACGCAAATCCTTTCGATCTGCGTATCAATAGAAACACCTTGTTTTATAGGCGTAGAAATAGTAAGTGTTTTACGTTTCATGCGAACCTCCTTCGCGTGTGGGGCTGGATCGAGCGTTCTTCACTTCGCTCTCCAGCCCCTTCTTATAACTCAAAATCCGCATTTGTAAAAGCATTTTATGGCAGCGTTGACAGCCAATACGCTGATAGCGTATTCTGTGCGGATTGGTACCTCCTTACCGAAACGAACTTGGGTGGTGTTTGGATTGGGCTTTCTCGGTCGCACCACCCATTTTTATTTTGTCTCACGAAGATCGTGAGTCGGGTACAGCGCCTTAAAGACAGCGCGGCGCAAGGGCCAATCTCTGACCACGACTCCCTTCACTTCGTGAGTAATTAACATACCGTTTTCCACATATTCAAAGTCAGATTTATAAGCAACGCGCCTACCGTTGGGATGTTTTAACTGCTTGCCATTGATGACAAAGTAATATGTTGGGCTAATCATTAGGTCGCTAATTTTGCCAGCAGCTTGCAGATCGTGAAGCTCGTTGCACGTTATAGCCTCACGTTTGCTGTCATGGGTGTGACCAGCATTGCACTGCGACTTGACAGCACTATACTTTCCGAAGCGCCTCATGCGTTAAGCTTCTGCTCTATTAGGCGATCGAGTGCGTCATTGGCTGCAAGCCATGCGCCTAGCTGCGGTTCAGTGCGTCCGCTTTTCCAATTCGACAGCGTTACACGAGTGATGCCAGCCTCAATCGCTATCTTGCAAGCCCTGATTTTATGCGTCTTGGCGTAACTAAAAAAGTTCGCAATCTCGTTTTGTACCTGGTTCATATTCAACTTTCTTTGTGTTGTGGATAAAAAGGGCTTTTAATCTTCTGAAAATTAGTTACAAGGGGTTTGGCAAATAAAAGGAGATACCGCAATGCCAGTACATAAAAAGCTTAACGAAGCACGAGTTGCTTTCCACGCATTACCGCTGAAAAAGTCCGGCCATAATACGTTTGCTGGATATAAATATTTTGAGCTTTCCGACTTTGTGATTCCAGCCCTTCGCATCTTTAACGATGTCGGATTGTGCGCTGTTATCAGCTTTTCGGAAACCACAGCATCGATGCACATTGTCGATGTTGAAGATGGCTCGATGGTTATCATTCACAGCCCAATGGGATCAGCCAATCTTAAAGGCTGTCACGAGATTCAGAACATTGGCGCTTGCGAGACTTACTCCACGCGCTATCTCTGGACAGCAGCCCTTTGCATTGTCGAGCATGACGCACTGGATGCTACCACAGGAAAGACTGAGCCAGCGCCACGCGCCAAGTTTATCAGCGATGAGCAGTTTGCTGAATTACAAGGATTGGTCGATAAAACAAACACCGACATGGCTTTGCTCTGCAAGCATTACAAAATCAGCGCACTCAAGGAATTGCAGGAAACCCGCTTCGATGCGGTTAAGGCTGCATTAGAAAAGAAGCTGAAATGACAGACGCAGCTATTATCCAGCGCAGCCCTGAATGGTATGCAGCACGTTGTGGGAGTCTTGGCGCTTCCCAACTTGCAGACGCACTAGCTAAGACAAAATCTGGCTGGGGAGCATCACGCGCTAACCTTCGTGCCAAGCTTGTGGTCGAAAGGCTCACAGGTCAGCAGGAGGACGGATTTGCTAGCTCTGCTATGATCTGGGGACAAGAGAAAGAAGAAGAAGCCAGAATCGCCTACAGCTTCATGACAGGCCATGATGTGACTGAGGTGGGTCTATATAAGCATCCTACCATTATCGGCACTCACGCCAGCCCTGACGGGCTTGTGGGCGACGATGGCTGTCTGGAAATTAAATGTCCGAATTCTGCCACACACATAGAAGTGCTCAAAACTAATCAAATCGCGCACAAATATATACTCCAGATGCAATGGCAGATGGCCTGCGCCGATCGTCAATGGTGTGATTTCGTAAGCTTCGATCCACGAATGCCAGACCATCTAATGCTTTACATTGCACGGGTGCAGCGCGACAATGATATGCTGGCGACTTTGGAATCAGAGGTTGCCGCATTTCTAGTAGAAGTCGATGAAGACGTAAAAGCGTTATCAAAACTAGGAGACCAATAATGAATCAGAACGAACGAGTTTTCGATCACTTGCTTACTGTTGGGCCAATCCGTCCAATGACAGCACTGAATGATTTGGGCATCTATCGCCTTGCATCGCGCATTAACGATTTGCGAAAGGCTGGGCATAAGATTAAAACAAAAAAGGTTGAGGTGGTCAATCGCTGGGGCGAATCATCTTACATCGCTGAGTATAGCCTGGAACTTGAAAATGCTGCCTAATCGCATTGCCAAGAAGCCAAAGCGTTCATCGCGCTGGCGCTCGCAAGGTCACCTGAACTTCATTCGATCGTTCCATTGCTCGATTAATGGTTGCCAGGATATGCCGATTGAGTGCGCTCATGTGCGTCTTGGCAGCAACACAGGGATGGGGCAAAAGCCAGACGATTGGCGAGTTGTGCCATTATGCCGTCAACATCATAATCAGCAGCACACAGTTGGTGAGCAGACGTTCTGGAAAGGCATTGACGTAGAGGCCTTGATTGAAGCATTCTGCAAGGCCAGCCCAAAGGCGCGTGAGATTAAAGAGGCTCAAAGCCAATGACGCAAACTGTTTGGCTTCGCGGTGAATATCAAAGACGATTGGCTCACCAGTTGATTGACAAAGCTCCAATCAATGCGGTGATTAAAATATCTCCTGAAGAACGATCCGTGAGCCAAAATGACAAAATGTGGGCAATGATCTCAGACATTAGCAGACATAAGCCAGAAGGTCGCACTCATGTTCCGGAGGTTTGGAAAGCAATCTTTATGGCAGCTTGTGGTCATGAAGTGCAATTTGAGCATGGGCTGGATGGTCGTCCGTTTCCGATAGGCTTTAGAAGTTCTCACTTGACAAAATCACAGATGTCAGACCTTATAGAATGTATAATTTCATATGGTCAACAACATGGAGTGATTTGGAGTGA